GATTGGTGAAGATTGCTTTGAACTCATTGAAGAGCCTAAGCAAGATCTAGTTGAGGTGGGGACATCCACCTTTTAAGGAGGTGATTAGATGGCTTACTTAACTAAAGAGGAGTTCGATAAGCTCGGATTTGAGGTCGAGGGCGACTTTGACAAGCTTTTGAAGCGAGCAGAACTCGCTATCGATGCTTATACCAGAGATTTCTATTCTCTAAATAGCTTTGATAGCGACAATACAGCTCGCAAGAAGGCAGTTAAACGAGCTACAGCCTTTCAGATTGCTTACTTGGACACTTCTGGGGTCCTGACGGCAGAGGACAAGCAATCTATTGCCAGCATGTCAGTCGGGCGGACATCTATAAGCTATCGCTCAAGTTCTCAGAATGGCTCAAATTCGTTTTCTTTGGCGGAAAGGTGTAATTTATCGAGAGACGCTGAAAACTGGCTGAGAATGGCAGGGTTTGGCTCAGCGAGGGTTGATTATGATAGATAAAAGAATGCTAACTGATTCTGTGACTATCAAAAAGCCCGTTGGTGAGGATGATTGGGGGAAAGAGGCTTACTCTGAACCCCTTTTATTATTTCCTTGCAAGTTCGATAGATCCTTTTCTCATTCTGGCTCAGGCAATCATCGTAGTGAGTCCAATTCTTCGACTGTGATTGTCTATCACAAATACTGCCCTGTGTCGCTTGATAAGAGCTTCATCGGTGGCATTGTCGAAGAGGACGGCGTCAGCTACGTTGTTAAGAACATCATTCCTCAATATCATCCTCTAACCAAGAAGCTTTTAGCTTATGAAATCGAGGTGATTTGATGGGTGGTGTAAGTGTCAAAATTGACCTTAAGGGCGTTGAGAAAAAGGTATCTCCAGAGAATTTCACTAAAGGGAAATTGGCTATTGCCAACCAGGCAATGCTGGACATGGAGCGATTTGTCCCAAAACGAAGAGGAGACCTACGTTCTAGCGGACATGTTCGACAAGATTCGATTGTCTATGCGACGCCTTATGCTCGATTGCTATACTATGGCAAGAAGCGGAAAGGTTTCTTTTCAGAAAAACAAAGAAGATTTTTCTTTGCAAATAAAGATAAGTTGCTGAGCCAAAAACCAACACCTGGAACAGGTCCAAGGTGGGATAAAAAAGCCTCGGCTCTATATGCTAAGAATTGGGCTGAAGTCGGAGCGAAAGCGATGGGAGTGAAATGATTCAAAAAAATGATTTTGCAGAGGTCTTGCTTGAGCATATCAAAGGCATCCAAGACAAAATTCCGTCTAAGCTCGGCTATTTAGCCGAAAAAGAGGGATTGGTCCTTTATCCGCTACCTGGCGGAGAAGTGGTAGACGAGGACATGGCCGGCACTCAAACGGTCAGCTTACCCTTTGAAATTGCTATCAAGTCACGAGATCAGGAATTAAACAATAATACATTGTGGCAGATTAACGCTGCCTTATCAAAAATGGACCTAGAATTGCCAAGTAAGAATGGCTCTTACGAGTTCTTAGGTTTAAAAGTTGACAAACCTTACTTAAACGATTTAGATGAGCAAGGTTTTTACATTTACTTGCTGGACGTAACTGCCAGCCTTGAAATCGAAAGGAATGAATAATGGTTAAAAATAAAAACGTAAAACGCAAGCACTACATTGGCCCTTACAAAGAAACGACTCCAGACACTCCACCAACTGCAGCGGATTACCTCTGGATTGCTAAAGGCTTCAAGTCATCATCACCAGAAAATGATGAGAAGACAGACGACTTCACAGATTTTGCTGGTGACGGAACACCTGAAGAACAAGTGATCAGTAAGACACGAGGTCGTTCATTTGAGGGTGTTCGTGACACGGACGATAAGGCGCAGAACTTTATCGCTGAAAAAGAAGACGCAGTAGGCGACGAGCTTTTGGTTTGGTACAAAGAAGTTGACGCAACTGGAAAAACTCAATATGAGGGACCAGCTCGTCTTTCTGGTATCGAAATCGGAGACGGGGAAGCATCTGAAAATGAAAGTATTAAGTTTAAGGTCGTATGGACTCGTAAACCTAAGAAATCAACAGTAGTACCAGGATAATCTGAGGCGTGATATTTCACGCCTTTTTATTTTTGAAAAGAGGAGAAAAACAATGGTCGTAATTAAGAAATTAAGCAACATCATCCCAATTGATTTCGGAGAATTCCAATTGGAATACACTGCAAACGATAAGGGTGTGAAGGAACTTGATAAGTTCCGCGAAGACTTATCAAAGAGCTGGAAGAAAATTGAAAAGCTTTCTGACGAGAAAATCGCAGAAAAAGGCAAGGAAGTCGTTGAGGACGGCTGGACTCGTTTGTTCGGTTCGGAAGCCTTTGAAAAAGTCTATAAATTCGCAGACGAAGATACCACTATCGCATTTAACTATCTGATGCAGACCGTCCTTGGAATTCAGAAAGAATATCAAGAGCGCAATTCAGAAGATGCCTTCAAGAAATATCTAGCGTGATGCCATGTTAGATATTTCTAGAAAGCTAGTTGATGAGCTTGTTCTAGAAATTGAAGGCAAAGAGAAGGTTTTTCCTCTGCTATTGTCATTCGACAGAGTATTGAAAGTCTTTGAATTATGGAAAGACGATGATATTCCTAAATTCATGCGCCCGTTTTTAGCGTTGCGGATCCTTACGGGTGTTTCTTTTGATTTTTTAAGCTTTGAGGAGGCTTTGGAAGTTGTTCAGGCAATTTTTGAAGAGCACATCCAGACAGGCGAGAAAGAAGACGATGTTGAGTATGACTTGGCAGGAAACGTCATGAAATCTTCAACATCGAAAGAGCCACAGAAAAAGATCTACAACGTGAAGCATGATGGAGCCTATATCTTTGCTTCTTTCATGCAAGCTTACAGAATCGACTTAATCGAAGAAATCGGTAAGTTGCACTGGAAGAAATTCAATGCTCTAATTGTTGGCTTGCCTGAGGGAACCAAGTTTGTGGAGGTTATAAAGATTAGATCTTACGAGCCACAAAAAGGCGACAGTCAGGAATACATCGATAAGATGCGAGAGTTGCAAAAAGAGTATCGTCTTCCAGACGATGACTACGACGAAGAAGATGACGAGTATGAATATTACGAATAGAAAGGAGGCATAAATGGCAGATGGTAAAGTGGTCATCCAAGTTGATATGGATGGCAATAAGGCTCAATCAGGAGTAGCACGTCTAAAAGGCATGGTTGGTGGACTGACAGAAAGTGGGATGCAATTAGGATCTGTCTTTAAGTCGGTTTTAGGAGCTAACATTGTCAGCGGTGCGCTGATTTCAGGGATTCAATCCCTTGGCAGTGCTATCAAGGGTGTATTTGCTACAGCTCTTGACGAAGGGGCCAAGCTCCAACAATCGTTTGGTGGTGTTGATACGCTCTATACGACTGCCGCTGAGTCTGTGAAGCAATATGCGAACGCTGCAGCTTCAGCTGGTATCTCTGCTAATACATACGCAGAGCAAGCTGTTTCTTTCGGTGCCAGCTTGAAGCAAGCGCTCGGTGGTGATGCTGTGAAGGCTGCACAAATGGCAGACAAGGCTATCATGGCCATGGCTGATAACTCGGCCAAGATGGGTACAGATATTGGTTCAATCCAGCAAACGTTCCAAGGCTTCGCTAAACAGAACTATACTATGCTAGATAACCTGAAGCTAGGTTATGGTGGTACAAAGCAAGAGATGGAGCGACTTCTTAAAGATGCCAGCAAATTAGAAAAGGCAATGGGCAAGAAGTTTGATATCAACAACTTTGCGGATATCGTAGAAGCTATCGACCTAGTTCAACAAGAGTTGGGAGTCGCAGGGGTTGCGGCACAAGAAGCGCAAACTACATTCAGTGGTTCGTTTGCAGCAATGAAGGCCTCGGCATCCAACTTCTTGGCGAATTTGACGCTCGGAGAAGATATTGGACCGTCTTTAAAAGCGCTTATCTCTAGCACCTCAACGTTCCTTTTAGGCAATTTCTTGCCTATGGTTGGAAATATTATGAGACAACTTCCTCAAGCTATCGATACAGCCTTGGCAGAAGCTGGGCCAAGGATTGAACAAGGGTTCAAATCGTTGTTTGCTTCGCTCGGAGTTGACGAGGGTGTTTTTGACGTAATCAAGGACACTTTTCGAGATGTTGTTGTGACAATCCAGTCGCTCTTTGAAGAACTGACAAGCGAATCCAATGGGTTTGGTAATGTTATTCAAGGGGTTGGAAATGTCATTCAAACAGTTAACGTCAACATCCAGAATATGGCTATGGCCTTTCAGTTTGCACTAGAAGCC